AGCAATTACTTTAGAACCCTTTACAACCAAGCCGCTACCGATGCCGACTGGATGAGCTGGCAGATGCCGACCACGGCTAACCCTTGGATTGATGCGGAGGAGGTAGGCAAGGCGGGCGAGTCACTGCCTAGCATCGCTTTTCGGCAAGAGTACTTGGCGGAGTTCGTGGATGCTGCGGGAGCGCGTATCAAGCGGGAGTGGTTGCGCTACGGTGATTGCCCTGAAGGCCTACCAACCTACATTGGGGTTGACCTTGCCATCAGCACCAAGAGCGAAGCCGACTATACCGGGGTTGCTGTTGTGTCCCGTGGTGAAGATGGCACGATCTACGTTAGAGACATCAACCGCACCCGTGCTGACTTTGCAAGCGTCCTGCGGTTCATCGAGATGATGGCGGCTAAGTGGAATCCTAGCATGATTGGCATCGAGCAGGTGCAGTATCAAGCCGCTGTCGTGCAGGAGCTGCTAAGGCGTACGAAGTTACCTATCCGGGGGATACGCCCAGACCGTGACAAAGTGACCCGCTTTGCGCCTCTGGAAGCCCGCTACGAGCAAAGCCAAGTGATGCACTGCCAAGGCCTACCGGCTTACTTTGAAGATGAGTTACTGAGCTTCCCCGTTGGTAGGCATGATGACGTGGTAGATGCCCTGGCCTATGCTTGGCAGGTGTGCGGATCTAAGCGAAGTTGGGGAGCCGTCTAAAATATATACCTCTATACCCTTGCAAGATATACACGGGCGGTGTATATTATTGACATCAAGCAGGGAGATAGATAGATATGAACGAAGATACACGAAAGATGCTCATCAAGTTGGTTTATTCCTACACGAGCTTTCCAATCAGCAAGATGTACTGGATGTCAGATAAGGGTGAAATCACAACGTTGATTGTAAAGGGCGGACGCAAAACCTACTCAATCAAGTACAACCAAGGAACAGACCTTTTCGAGGGGTTCAACAGCAAGTTTGATAAAACCGAACTTTACATCGAACAACTTGCCGGATACATCGAAACCGCAAAGTAAGGCACAGGCCCCCGCAAGGGGGCTTTTTCTTTTTGTGGGATACTGCTAGCATGGGTATCTTTGACCGCTTCCTCGGACGTAAAGCCGCAGCCAACCCGACACAGGCACTACCGCTGCCACTCAGCCAGTCTAGAGACATCTACCTCACTGGGTACGGCTCTGGACAGCTGCAAACACTCCTGCGCCGGGCGCTCCCTGGAAGCACCAAGGACTGGGCTAGAGTTGCCGGTGACCTTGGGCTGAATGGGGTTGTGGCATCAGCGATTGACTGGTACGTCAGGAACTACCCTCAAGCCACACCACGGCTCTACCGACCGGTAGATAGCCAACAGGCAGAGCCGGTAGAAGACCACCCGGTTATTCAGCTCATGGCTCAACCGGATCCGATGATAATGGGGTCTTTATTCTGGGGCTGGGTCATCCAAGACTACAAACTATTCGGCAACACCTACCTCCGCAAGATTCGATCTAGCACCCGTGGCACGGTGACCGCTTTGCAGTTCCTGCCGCAGGACATGGTACGCCCGGTAGGTAACGGCGTAAACCCGCTAACCCACTACGTCTACACCACGGATGGGCGCTCCTTTGACATCCCGGTTTCCGACATCATCCACATCCGGTACGGGCGTGACCCAAGCGACATCCGCATTGGTCGAGCGCCGCTTACCGCTGTCCTGCGTGAGATAGCAACCGACAACACCGCATCCACTACCGCGTACGGACTGCTTGCAAACGGTGCCATGCCTAGCCTCATTGTCGGGCCTGATGCCAAAGAGACCAGTGTAGACATGTCTATGGATGATGCTCGGCAGGTCAAGCGGCAACTTCACGAAGACCTTACCGGTGACGGTTCAGGCGGCATCGTGGTTATGACCGGTGCCTACAAGATGGACAGGGTATCCCTTACGCCTTCCGAGCTTGCTTTGGATTCTGTGAGGCGTGTTCCGGAGGAGCGTATCTGTTCCGCCCTTGGTATCAACCCCATGGTACTAGGCCTTGGTTCAGGTTTAGAGCGGTCTACCTACAGTAACTATGAGAGAGCCCAGCAGGCGGCATGGGAAGATGGCATGGTGCCACTCCTCCGTACGCTTGCTGACGCTATCACCGCTGACCTGCTGCCGGAATACCCTGAGACACAGCAGGGTGATTACGTAATGTATGACCTTGAAACGGTCAGGGCGCTTGCCGATGATATGCAAGCGGAAGCCACACGGGCAGAGCGCCTGTACAAGTCTGGCATCATTGATCGGGCTGAAGCCAAGCGAATAGCAGGCCTTGAAGCCGTGCCTGAAGATGAAGGCGTGTTGCATCCATCCGCCATCAGCGTACAGGCTGGCACGAGTGCATCGCTGGCAGAGACAACCAACGCGGCAGGTATCCTTATTCGGTCTGGCTACGATCCGGGTAGCGTTACGAGCTTCCTCAACCTACCAGTACAACACACAGGAGCCGCACCGGTTACCCTGCGAGACGAAGCCAAAGCGTACGAGATGAAGTTTGTACCGAACGCTGGCATGGTAGAAGCCGCACAACGGGCGCTTGATTGGAAGGCGGAAGGTTTCGACGGCGGCACACGGGTAGGCCTTGCACGGGCTAACCAAATCGTGAACGGGGAGAAACTTTCCGAAGACACGATACTCCGGATGTACTCTTTCTTTAGCCGCCACGAAGTAGACAAACAGGCCGAAGGGTTCAACAGCGGTGAGGAAGGTTTCCCTTCACCGGGGCGTGTAGCCTGGGACTTGTGGGGCGGTGATGCCGGGTTCCGCTGGGCTACCGCTAAGCGGGACGCTATGCAACCAGACGGCAAGAGCCTTGACGGTGACCATGTCTGCACTCCGGGGGTAGTGTACAAGAGCCACCCTTTTTACGGGTATTCGCTGGAGGAAATCTCAAGCGAGTAGACACCGGCACGGGCAGAATCTATGCCGCATCCCAGAAGTATCGGAATGATTTATTAGAGCGTGAAGGCGTAGCCATCAGCCGGATGCAACGCGCATACAAAGCCGCAACAAAAGCAAGCATCGATGAGCTTGAAGCGCTAGAGGGACGGATAGCCGAGCGTGAAGCAAACGGCGAACCGCCATCCGAAACCATACTCTGGATGCGCCAGCGGATCATAGACAACATCGAGCAGCTCGGAAAGAACCTGAAGAAGTTCAGCGTGGAAGGGGCAGTGATTACAGCCGATGGACAGCTACAAAGTGCCATACTTGCTAATGATGCAACGCCGCGCCTTGTGGAAGCGGCAGCGGGTAAAAAGCCCGCAGGCGTTACCCTTGGTACTTCATGGACAAGTTTACCTGATGAACAACTCCAGGCCTTTGTCGGGTTCGCAGGCGATGGTAGCCCTCTGGCTGTCCTATTCGATGCCATCCCCCAAGTAACCACCGATGCCATGCAGATGGCTTTGGTACAGGGCATCAGCCTTGGTGAAGGCCCGCGCACGGTAGCACGGCGGGTACGCAAGGCGGCTGATATCGGTAGGCAACGAGCAGAGACGATAGCACGTACTGAGATGATACGCGCAAGCCGTGAAGCTCAGCGGCAACTCTATACCGAGAATGGCGCGGTTACCGGATACCGGCGGCAGGCTACGCAGGATGCTAGGGTGTGCCTTGCTTGCTTGGCTCTATCCGGCACCTTGCAAGCCACCGATACCATCATGCCAAGCCATCCAAATTGTAGGTGCGTGATGATTCCGGAAACCTTGTCATGGGCAGAGATAACCGGCGATTCTTCCATCCCTGATACCCGCCCAAAGGTGGCAACCGGTGAAGAAATACTGAAGGGGCTAACGCCGCTCGAAGCACAGCAGATACTTGGCACCGCTCGTTACAACCTTTACAGCGAAGGCCTACCGCTCAGTGACATGGCAACCGTGGTACCTAATGCCGACTGGGGGCCTACCACTAGGGTATTGCCGCTTAGAGACCTAGAAGGATACCAACCGGATCTAACGACCTACCTATGAAAAATGCACTGTGGGATAGTGGAGCCATGGACTTGCTGACATCTTCCGTAGACGGTATCAAGAGCGACCGGTTAGGCTACGTCAAGGGCTACCTTGTGCGCTTTGGTAACGATAAGACCGCCGACCTTGAGGGTGATTACTTCACGCCTCAAACCGACTACGGGTTCCCGGTTGCCAAGGGGCAGCGAGTCCCTTTGAATGTGTACTACCACCACGGCATGGATGCCGCTGTCGGGAAGAAGAGCATCGGTACAGGCTTTATCAAGATGGACGATACCGGGCTTTGGTATGAGGCACAACTCGACATGGCCGACGAGTACGGGAGCATGATTGCGAAGCTCTGCAAACAAGGCAAGATGGGCTTTTCCTCTGGTGCCGCTGGTCATCTGGTTGAGCGCAAGAGCATGGGCGGTGCCGCTGAAATCACCCGCTGGCCTATCGCTGAAGCAAGCATAACCCCGACACCAGCCGAGTATCGTAACAGCGTAAAGACCCTCAAGGAGTACTACGGCATGGAGCCTATGATGGATAGCGAAGAAGAGATGGTTATGGCTCCAATGCCTGAGCAGTCCCCGGAAGAGTACGCTATGTCGGTATACGATGATGCCGAAGGTGACCTTATCCACGAAGGATTGGAAGCCTACTACGATGCGCTCTGTGGAGCCATCGAAGCGGTATCAGATCAAACCATGGCCGATGCCGTCATTGATGAATTTGCTCGACGTGCAAAGGGTTTGTATGCCATGCACGGAATGAAGAGCGTACAGCCCGCTTCCCTGCGGGGTGTAGAACGTCGACTGCGGGATGCAGTCGGTCTTAGCCGGACAAGCGCAAAGCGCCTTGCCCCTGTAGTCTGGGATTCACTGCGGGACGCAGACCAGCCAGAGACGCAACCGG